CTTGGATTAGTTTTAGTAACCTTAGGTTTAGGTAGTTGTACTACCTCTTCGCTCGGAGAAACAATGATTTTGCTCAGAGGCGGACAGGCTGGGCCTTCAACTCCGTATGATACTGGTTCCCAATGGGCAACTATATCATCATCGGTGAAGGGCTTACAGTCTCGCCGAAGATTCGTATTTATTGAAACGAACCACCTTTTGTCTTCGGTCATCCAATCATGGGCCGCTCTCCTCATCATGAGGAAGCGATTTCCCCAATCATCGGCTGGAAGCGTAAATATTTCACGCTCGCCATAGATGGGAATATCCCTAATTGGTTTGATCCGTTTCGACACAGAGGCCTTCGTTATATATAACGGATTCTTCTCCCTCGAGTTACGAGAGTCTCTAGTCTCTATGAAAATGGAGCCCTGATGCTTTCTCCAAAATCTTGCAGCCGTTAGGCGCTGAGCGTACGTAATCTTAGTATTAGGCGTAGCTAGTATAGGACTGAGACCCATTCCACCAAGGTGCTGCGGTAGGAACCAATTTGGTTTACCGATGCTAATATTCTTGAACCAGGCTTGTTGCCAAAAGTTCATCGCCTTCGGAATTATGCTTTCAGATCCCGGACAGAGTAAAATCATATCCGAGAGGTCTCTAGCAATATCCGTAGGAAGTGCATCGCTCCTCCGAGCAGGGCTCACTAATTTTTGATTTAGATACCCGACGCGAACCATCTTGTCACCTCTCTTCCTAAAAAGTTGAGAGTTAATCATGACAGCGTGATCGCTTCGGTAGTTCTTGCCCACAGATAATTTAAACCCAGCCATTTCAACGGCTTGGGCGAGATACGGGTGTAATGCATCTGGGGCCCTAAAGGCCAAATCATCGCCATTAATTATGGCTTTGTTCCAGATGAGTTTCCTCGTCCTCTCACCTTCTATGGGATCTGCAATTGCATACAAAATTAGAGCATGGCGGAATACGGAAAGGTTTAACAGGCAAAGTAGAGGGAAGGATATCGGGTGACCCATAAGTTGGCCCCCGGTTCCCAGTACTTCGAATGATTCCTGAATAACCTTACCGTCCGTTGATTTCACCTGCGGGTAGACATACCGGCCTGGTCCAATGGAGGCCATGGCAATGTCGTGGAGTGGATGGGATTCGAGACCGGATAGTGCAAGTAGGGTACAGGCTCTTTTTAAAAGGTCTGTTGCACTCTTGTAGTCCACCGAATACCACGTCCACCACGCAGGGCAGTGAGTCAGTAAGTCATTGACCTGGTCAGTTAAGTCCGCATTCTTCATAGTAGAAAATACAGAGCTCTTCCAACTACTTAGTAGTTCGCCTTGTAAAGGCTGGAGAGCTGCATATAAATTCTCATCCCCTTTAGATATGAACCGCAACTTAGAGGGTTCAAATAGGGCTGTAACTTTTACGGCACAAGCTTTCGGAGACGACTTTTCGTCACCGTTAGCATCAATAAAGGATTCTAGCTCCGCTAGGTCCCTCCTAGATGAGTCGAGAGCCTTATTAAAGGTTCTCTGACGCCAGTCATTAAATTTTAGACTGATGGATCGAAGACGCCCAATTGGGTCCTTTTCTTCGACTGTGGCATCAAAAGGTTCAAACATACCTAACGCTCCGTGATCTTCACGAGACGCATGTAGGTGAGCCTTTGTACTAGGTAGAAACTTAGTTGGATTCCAGATTTCCTTATTGAACATTTCAAAAGAGCAATTAATTATAGTTTGCTGGAAATGTTCTGGAACTGATCCAGGTGGCAATGACATCATGGCAGAATGTTCCTTCAGATCGTTGGCACACTTCTCTTTTGAGAGGTTTGGCCAAAGGGATTTACATCCTTTCTGAAGTGAGTATGCTAGACCTAAGTCTTTCCTTGCTAGCCTTCGGGCTAGATACCGTTTCAACCAACCACTAAATAAATGTGTGGTGATGAAATCCTTCTTAGTCGGCGGAAGATCTTTAGAGTCTAAAGCACGGAATAAATAAAGGTTAACCCAATATTTAACATAATCCTGCTCATGATTCATTTGATTTGTTTGGGCCAGAATGTTATCATACATTATGATAGCACTCTTCCTCAGACCCGCCCACTCATACTTATTAAACCAGACCTTCCTTCGGGATCGTAGGGCAATAATAGGTACAAGTAGGGATTCGACGATGGAGAGGGTGCCCTCATTGGGCATAGTTCCTCGGCTTAACTTTTTTGTTATAGCACCGAGTAGAACTTCTACTAGCTTTTGCGCTGACCTCGTCGTAAAGTCAACCACAACCGGCTCCTTGCCGGCACTAATAGAGGCGATATCTGTATCAACCTTCAGCGTTTTTACGGGTTTCGTCCCTGGACGCAGTCGCTCGCTATTTTGCGACTGGTCCCAACCAGGTATAGAGTTTTCCGTCATTAGTAAGTCGATTTCGAGTTACTAAGAGAATGGGAGACCTG